AACCTTTACCGCCACAAGCGGTACAGCCTACGGCTTGGTTGTCGTTGTTGAAACAACCCCAGCTGCATAAAGGAAAACCCATGTTTGACATTGAACACTACAAAAAACCAACCAACTGGGCAAATGTTGCCCTCTGGCTTGTATCTATTGCCGCCATCGTGGTGGTTGCCCTTGACGTATTTATTTGGAGACCTTAATCATGTATGACGAAGAAGAAGGCGAATTCACCACTTTCCTAATTTGGGATGAAGTCACAGTCAAGTGGACTTGGTACGAAGATGAAGATTGCTATGCCGATGGTCACTTTGACATCTTTGTTTTCAAAGATGGTGTCGACATCACTTACGACTTGCCCAAGCTGCACTATCAATGGATTGAAGAAGAAGTCAAAGAATACGCTGGTTACGAGCCGCCAAGCCGCCAGCGTGTGGGTCGGGCAATCAATGCACATTTCAACAAAACTTTTTAAGGGGTCAACATGAAACACATCGCAACCGCACTGGTCAAGGCACAAAAAGCCTTTGGCCCTGCCCTGAAATCTTCCACCAACCCGCACTTCAAAAGCCGCTACGCCGACCTTGCCGCTTGCGTTGAGGCAGTCATCCAAGGCCTGAATGACAACGGCATTGCCCTGATTCAAAAGAATTACGACTGCAACGATGGGGTTATGGTTGAAACTGTATTCCTGCATGAATCGGGCGAAATGCTCGAATGCGGCGTTCTCCATGTTCCCGCCGCCAAGCAAGACCCACAAGGGTTTGGTTCTGCCCTGACTTATGCCAGGCGGTACAGCCTGATGGCGGCTTGTGGCATTGCACCAGAGGATGACGATGGCAACAGCGCCAGCCGCCGCACCGAGGTTAAGTCCGAGGTTAACGAGAACCAAATGGCTGACCTGCTGGCGGCAATGGATGAAGTCACCACTATCGCAGAGTTGCAGAAAACCTATAAAACAGCCTATACCGCCACTAAAGGCGAACAGGCATGGGTTAGCAAAGTCATCGCCAAAAAAGACGCTAAAAAGGCTTTGCTGGAAGGGGCGAAATAATGGACCAAGGCACAACAGAATGGTTTGCCGCTCGATGCGGCAAGGTCACCGCCAGCAGGGTTGCGGACATCATCGCCAAGACCAAGGCGGGTTATAGCACCAGCAGGGATAACTACATGGCCCAGCTCGTGTGCGAACGCATGACAGGCAAACCAGCAGAGTCTTTTAGCAACTCAGCCATGCAATGGGGTACAGATACCGAACCCTTTGCGAGGGCTGCTTACGAGGCCAAGGCTGACATTTTGGTAACCGAGGTAGGGTTCATTACCCACCCACGCATTGAGATGTCTGGTGCGTCTCCTGATGGCTTGGCAGACAAGGGTTTGGTGGAAATCAAATGCCCCAACACTGCCACCCATATTGCAACCCTGCTTGACCAAAAAGTGCCAGAAAAGTACATCACACAAATGATGTGGCAAATGGCCTGCACAGAACGCCCGTGGTGCGACTTTGTATCCTTTGACCCACGGATGCCAGAAAAATACCAACTATTCATCAAACGCATCAACTTTGACAAACAACTGGTTGATTCGCTTGAGAATTCAGTCATCCAATTTTTGGGTGATGTAGACCTAAAAATCCAACAACTTGAAAGCCTTGCATGAAAAAGATCAAAGATATCACCGTGGTTACTGGCTCATACGTCAATAAGATGGGCGAGGAAAAGAAACGCTATCAAAACATCGGTTCGGTGTTTGAAGATAACGGCAACCTCAAAATCAAACTGGATGTGATACCCCTGCCCAAGGGCGGGTGGGATGGATGGGCAAACTGTTACGACCTCAAGCCAACTGAACGCCAACAGCCAAAGGAGTTTGACGATGACGCTTCTTCAATCCCATTTTAATCGGGCAAGGTCTCTTGACCCAGCCACCAGTCACGCCGCCGCAGACCAAGCACAAGACTTGGCTCGGCAGCACTTTGACCTGATAGTGGGTTGCCTCCAGCGTTTTGGCGCACGGGGCAAAGATGGCATCGCTGAGTTGACTGGGCTGGATGGCAATCAAGTCGCAAGGCGATTGCCTGAGTTGGCCAAGATTGGTTTGGTGGAGTTAACTGGTCGGGTCACCAAGTCCAAGTCAGGCAGGGCAGAACGTGAATGGTGCTTCGTGCCCATACAACGGGAGTTAATATGACTGAAGAAGATGAAGCATTTGCCGAACTGGAGCGCCAAAGCCTGTGGCGCAAACGTGCCGTGCAAAGCGTATCAACCAACCCTTACCGAGACCAAGTTATTGAGGAAGTTGCACAGCATATCGAGAAAATGGAGGGTTTTGGTCAGGACACACTGCACAGCTTTGCTATTTACATCAGGGGATTGAAATGACACAAGATAAAGTGATTGTGATGGCTAAACAGGCTTGGCACGAGGCTGGTGAAGGATGGGTCGCAAAAGAATGGTTTGATGACAGAGCAAAAGCATTTGAAGCCTTTGCCAAACTGGTAGCCGCCAAAGAACGTGAAGCCTGTGCAAAGGTGTGTGATGAGTTGCAGGATGTTCCAGCGACTGAGCCGCATCATTGTGCCGAAGACATCAGAGCCAGAGGAGAACAAGCATGAATGAAGTATTGAAACAGGCATATCAACTGCTGTTGACTGAGCCTCATGCGCCAACAGTTTGTGACCAGCTTGAGGTTATTTTTCGCCAAGCCATTGCAGAGTTGGAAAGCCAAGAACAAAACTTCTGCCCACGATGCGGCAAACGCACAAACGACATCCATACTTGCACACCACCACAGCGCACAGAGCAAGAGCCTGTCAAGTTGCCTTGTTGCGGGTACACGGATGCAAGTGCAGTCAAGTGGAATCCGTTTAACCGCGTTGTGCAATGCCACAACTGTGGGCAGACCTACACCCAGCCACAGCGCACATGGGTAGGGCTGACGGATGAGGAAAAAGGATTTTGTGCTGCCCCGACTTATGTTGAAACGGTTGCAAGAATTGAAGCCAAACTCAAGGAGAAGAACACATGAGTTGGATTGACCCAACGCTAAAATACCTCAAAGAGTTGACTAGGCCAAAGACCATCAACGAAATCATCGCCAAGGAACTGCGAGAGGCGGTCATTAAGAAACTGGAGGCTGAATCGGCAGTCGAGTATGCGGCCTCTATCGTCACATACAACGTAGAACGCATCGGTCGGTTACAGCGCAGGCTCAAAGAACATGAGGGCGAAGAATGATATTTGACCGCTTACTTATTGCCGCTGTGTGCTGTTGGCTGGGCGTGGCGGGTTTATTGCCGAAAGACCCACCAGTTCCACCAACTCCAGCACAAATGCAAATGCAGTACAAATTGAAACAACTCAGCAATATTTGCGACAAAAAGAAAAAGTCCCCCAAAGTACAGGAGATGTGCAAAAAATGGAAGTCCTCATAACCATCGCAGTTCTATTTGCTGGCGCAATCATCGGCATTGGCGTTTTATTGGCAATGCTGCATTTTTATTCCGATTAAGCAACTAGCCCGTTCAGGTATGTAGTTTTACCCGCAACTTTGGTGGCGGTAAGCTCTTGCTTCTTGAGGTTGTTCGGGTCATAGCTGACATGGACCCAGCCGCTGTCTGGAATGCCTGGAGTGTAAAACTCCAGAATCAACTGGGTGTAGTCGAGGTTATCCATAATCCACTGAGCCAAGTCAGCATTGGCAACGCTTGGTATTTCAATATCGGCTGCCATTCCTTTGCAATGGTCTGAGGTTTTAGACCCACCAACCGCCGCATTTGATTCAGGACTACGGTAAGCTGAGTTCACCTTAACGCCTTTGCCAAAGTGGTCACGCACGGGCTGGAGGACTTTCTCGCACAGCAAACGCAAGTTTTCTGTGGCCTGTTCATCAGGGGTATTGTCCAAGTCCAGACGCAGGGCTGTCTCAGATTTGGTGAGTTCATGTAGGGAAAAATTTGCAGTCAAGTTCATTTGATTTCCTTCTGTGATTCAACAGCTTTGTTGTATAAGTCTATACAGACGTTGAGCTTTTCGATAGCCCTGTTGCCCTCATCTGTTATTGCGAAAATAGCTTTTCCAACCTCTGGGTCAAGTTCGGCTCGTGCTTCTCCTGCACCACTTCCTGTGGCAAGGCTGGTATCTGTGGGGGTTTGTACGGGGCAGGACGCTTTGAGGCGCAACTTGAGAGTGCCAGAATCAATAGCAGCATCCCGCTGTTTTGCAACCAGTTTGGCCTTTTCATTTGATACCCTCAATGCAGTTGATGTGGTGGTTACAGCGGCTACCAAAGCCGCCTCCTTTGCCCTAGCTTGGGCATTTAAACGATCTACTTCCTCTTGTTGAGCCTTGGCCTCGTAGTGCTGACCAGTACAGTAGCCACCACCAAAGACCAAGACCAGAATCAACAAGCCTCCAAGTATGTTACTCATGGCTTGGGCGGCTCATCGTTGTCAGTAGCTTCAGCCTTGGCGGTTGCATTGGCAATAGCTTTGACACCAGAACGACCAGCTACACCACCAAGAACGCCAGTAATGAACACCATGATGGTGCTGATTTGTTGGGTATAAACCTTGTCGATTGCCGCCATTGCGCCATTCATGGGTTGGGTAACAAAAGAAACTGAGTACAGGAACATACCCATTGAGGCCAGCAGAATGGTCACCAAGACCACGATAACGAATGCCCATACCCTGACTTCAATCTCGTCTGCGGTCAGGCGGTTGGTTGTTTTATAGGCAACAGTAGGCATCATTTTTTCTCCTGTTCAGGTTTGATTAACTGGTCTGGGCAAGTGCCAGTGGCAGTGCAGATTGGAGGTTTGCAATCAGCAAGTTCCCAATTTTTAGGGTCTTGGCATGGGTAGCGAAAACGGTCTTCGCACCCGATCAAATACAGGGTT